GAAATTGGCGGGATTCTGGCCGAATTAAAGGTCAATCCTAAAACGGCAACTCCCCAAACCGAACCGGATGAAGAGATTCAAGGCGGTTCAGCTTCCAGTGTTGAATCAATGAAGCGTAAATATAATAAATTGCTGGATAAGAAAGGCAAAAATCCAGGCGATCAAACTATTTATCCTGAAATGATTCAACTGAAAAAGGAGGCAAAGGAGAAGGGGTACAGATTGGAGTAAATTAAGTGGCTAATCAATTTAACAGAGAAGAAATAATTCTCTTTGAGCAGGTTTTACAGCAGTTCGATACCGACAACACAATAGCAAAACAGGCGGCGCGTTTTACCCAACCTGGAACAGAAATGCAAAGAACGGGCGATAGGATTTGGAGACCTTCTCCACAAATCGCTATAACCGTTGATGGTTTAGACATTACAGGCAAAATTGGCAGTATCACTCAAATGTCTGTACCCGCCGATTTGACCACAATCGCAAACGTACCTTGGCAGTTAGACGCTAAAGAAATGCGCGATCCTCTTTATCGTGATCGTAAAGCCAAGGCTGCCTCTCAAGCGCTCTCAGCGCGTATCAATCGTCAGATGGCTTTCAAGATTAGGGATGAAGGCTCATTGACCGTTCCTGTTGTTTCAGCTTTGACAGGTTACGACGATATCTCTTTGGCAGACGCTTTGATGATGGAAAATGACATCGTTGGAATCAAAACTATGGTTTTGAATCCGCGTGATTATAACCTCATGGGCGGCGATCTGGCTAGACGTACCCTTATGCCAAGGTCTGTTGAAGCTTTGGATAACACAGACATTGGCCCAATCGCCAATTTCAATACCTTCAAGACTGCGTTTGGTCCTACTTTGGTTCTAGCCGCTGGTTCAGGTTATTTGATAAACGGCGGAAATCAAAGATTTGTTCCTTCGTCTACCTTTACCTCTGGAGGCGCCACGGAAAACCAGGACAATCGGTTTATGAATTTAAACATTGATACCGGGACTGGCATTCCAAAAGCTGGCGATAAATTTACAATCGCCGGAGTAAATGCTCTATCTCATATTAATAAAGAGACTACTGGGCAGCTTAAAACGTTCACCATCGTCGAGAATATTACTGGCGGCGCTGGAACTATCACAGTCAAAATAGCGCCTCCCATCATTGTTGGTGACAAAACAACCGATGCTGAAGATGATTATGCAAACGTTGATTCTGTTCCAGCGAATGGGGCGGCGATAACTTTCACCAATACCCAAACCGTTCAAACGAATCCATTTTTCATTAATGATTCGATTGAAGTATTTGGCGGTCGTTTGGCATTTGATGAAGATATGGCTGGCGTTGCCGTTATGCGGCAAATGACAGATACCGGGATCGAGATCATCTTTGCCAAACAGGGCAATGTGATCACTGGTAAGTCAACCTATCGATTAACCATTTTCTTTGGGGTCACTAACCTGAATCCTGAAATGAATGGAATTCTGATAGGCGGTCAGACTTAAAGATAGCGTTGTTCACTCTGAAGGCCTGATTACCCTTCAGGGTGAGCAGTTCTTTAATCATCATAGTAAGGCGCATCAAATGAGTACAGGAACCGCAATCATTCAAGATGCAATGAAGAAGATAGGCGCTCATTCTTTAGTTGATCCAGCAACCACAGAAGGCCTGATTGACGGATTGTCTGTTATGAATTCAATGCTGCAATTGTGGCAATCGCAGGGGATCAAGTTCGAGTTTATTCCTATAACAACCCCAGGCGAAGAGTTGTTTGAGCCTATCGATACGCGAAATGCAATCGTAAACAATTTGGCTATTGAAATGTCTCCGCTGTTTGACAATGGCGACGATATTGTAAGCCCACGATTGAAGGCGCTTGCTGATAGCGATTACGAATGGGTAAAAACTTTATATCAAGTAATAATCATTCCTAACAAAGTGGCTTCATCTTTATTGCCGAGAGGCGCAGGAAATTCAAAAGGCGTTTTCCGAAGAGTATTCAACGGTATCGATGGAACTGTAGGGAATTAATATATGCCTAAGATAGATTTCCCTTTAGGTTTATTGGGTTCAGAGTTTCTCCCGCGCACAAAGCGAACCCTGCAAAACGTTTTCAATAATGGCAAAGGGAACGTTCTTACCCGTCCAGGCATAGTCGCCTTACAAGACACAAACAAAACCGCACGAGGCTCTTTCCAATGGAACGGTTTTCTTTATCAAGTCGTTTCCACTTCACTTATCAAGATTACCAATACTACAACAGGATCGTTTGAAACGAACGTAGCGCCCATATTAGGCGGCGCAAATATAAGAACCGCTATTGGGTTTAATACAGCCGTCATTGTCGTTAAAGGCGGCAATATCTATACGCTTGATAAAAATGATCTTGTTGTTGATATCACTGGCAATCCCAATATTGTGCCCTCTGTTGATGTCGCTCATATAAACGGACGTTTTGTTTATATTCCCGCGAGTGGCGATCCCGCTTTTTTCTCCGATATTGGAGCGGCGGGAACAGTCCAGGTTTTATCTTTTTTTGATGCTGAATCATTGCCGGATGAAAACAACGGAGTTATCAATTACCGCAATACCTTATACATTTTAGGAACGGATTCAATTGAACCTTTCAGGGACGCGGGAACTTCGCCCAATCCATTTCTAAGAATCAATGGAGCGCGGATTGATAACGGATATATTGGAGGGTTGCTCGAATATAACCAAACGTTTGTATTTTTAGGTCGAGAGAAAGAGCAGGATTTTGGCATTTACGCCCTGGCGAGCGGTAACGCGATCAAGATATCGAATGAAGTTATTGACCTTATCCTTTCTGAACATACTGAAGACCAAAGAATAAATGTAATTACAAGTCGGTTCAAATGGCGCGGATATGATTTGATAACTTTTACGTTAAACAAAGCTTCATTCGGTTTCTTTGGCGGTAATTGGTTCAAATTAAACTCATTGGTTGGCGGTAATTCAGATATTTGGGGTGGTGGCTTCATAACTCAAATAGACGGCGAATATTTTACTGCCTTTAGAAACAATTTAGGTAAATTGGCCGATATTAATACGGATTACGGCGAAAGAATAAATTGGATCATTGAAATGGGTTTGGAACAGGGCGAAGGAGACCGCTTCAGTTGCCAATCGATTGAATTACCCATATCACAAGGCTTCAATACGGAACAGGCTTCAGTTGCGTTGCAAATGAGTAAGGACGGCGTTGTTTACGGTCAACCCTTCTTTAGGAATTTGGGTTTGATAGGACAATACCCGCAAATTTTAAAATGGAATCTCCCAGGCGGCTTAGGGAGATACCGAGAGTTTATGGGATGGAGATTGTCATCCAACGAATTATTATTTTTTAGCTCTGAACCTCCAATATTGAAATTAAGATGACACAAATCATTTCTCAACCGGACCACGGCGATAAATTAATTGATAAAGAAGGTTTGTCCTTGGCAAATTTCCAAATATTTATAGATGACTTTGTTAGGCAATTTAATCTCCTGGAAACGCAAATCAATCCTGTCCTGCAATTAAATTTATTCATGGTTGCCACTGTTCCCGATCCAACCTTAACGCCTGGAGCAATGATTTTTGTGACGGATGAAGGTTTAGGGCCAATTCCAGCATATTCCGATGGCGTGAACTGGTTAAGAGTAAACGATAAAGGAATTATTTCTTGAACATACTCAATTGGCAAGTAACGTCAGGTTGTGAATCTTTAGGTGGTGGTTGCGTATCATGTCCGTCTCTTATCCATTACAAAGATAATAAATTAGATTATTCAATCAAGGAACATAGAGAGAGATTGGCTGAACCGTTTCTTACCACACAGCCAAGTTGTTTTTTGGTTTCTCTTGGGAGTGACCTATTCCATAAATCAGTATCGGATGATTTTATAAGACATGCTTTTGAGGTAATGAACAAATGTTCGGAACATTATTTTGAAATAGCGACCAAACGTCCACATCGAGTTGTCGTTATGAGTTCATATTTAACCTGGTCAAAGAATATTATGATCGGAACAACCGTGGAAACTGAAGATTATAAATACCGAATAGATATTTTAAGGCAAGTTCCTACCGAGAATAAATTTATATCATTTGCTCCTTTGTTGGGAGACGTAGGAGAAGTTGATTTATCAGGAATCAAAATGGCGGGGGGCTGTCGTGAAGATTGGGAATTAAGAAGGCCCTTTGACCCGGCTTGGCTCGCAAATATAAGAAGGCAATGTTTAGATCAAGATATTCAATGGATCAACACACATGCAATTTATGATAAGGAGGCCGCGTAATGGTTGGCTTTGTAGTAGGCGCAGGATTATTGGCTGGCGCTGCCGCAAGCGCTGTCGGGGCTTTAACCACAGATACCGGAGCCGGAAGAAGAGCGGCGGGAGCGGCGGCGGAAGAAAGCCGAAGAGCTGAAGAAAGAGCCAGGGGAGATTTAGGGCCATTCCTGCAAGCAGGGCAGGGCGCCCTTCCTGGCTTGATTGAGGGTTCAACCGCAGGAGGGTTAGACGAAAGATTGGGCAGGATTTTTGATTCAGATATATTTGGTCGATTGGTTGAAGAAAGAACAACAGCGGTCCAGGGCCAACTAGCCGCTGGAGGTTTGACAAGATCGGGAACCGCCTTGCAAGAAATAGCCAACGTGCCTTCAAGTTTGGCGCTTCAGATTGAGCAATTACTGTCAGGCAGGTTAGGCGGTTTGGCGGATCGAGGTTTGCAGGCAGGTCAGG